GTGCTTGCGTATCTCCGGGTATTTAATCCGGGACGCAATGTACCCACTTTCTGCAGACGTGAGCGTAATCCTAGGCTTCCGAGAGGTACCTGTTATGGTAACCAGCGGATCTTTAAGATTACGAAGAACGGATAATGCTTGCAAAGGCATCACCCCCTCTTCATCAGCAGTTGGAAACTGCTGGTGGCTCTGCATCAACCATATAGCGTACAAGGCTTCGTCAGAGGCGGGGATCTCCCGCGTGACGTTGTCGTAGCACACTATACGGTACTCTACTCCGGCGACGCCGGGGCGGGTGCGGGCGGATATTGTTCGGCAAGGAGCCTCCCAATATCCATCTCCTTCTCCAACATACGGGCCAAGGTCCGCTCCTGTGGGGTCGTCCCACTGACGCCGCCACTCTTCCCAAGCCCCGCGTACTCTTTTATCAAAAGTAACGTGGAGCCCAAGACGAGCAGCAAAGCGCAGAAGACGATTACCCATGCGAGCAGCCTCAGCTCTGTTGGTTGGGAGACACTTTTGGTAGATTGGCGTGACATCATAGTCTCCAAAATAATGCTTACCGCAGGACTCATAAAACTCACCGGACGTGAACGATTTCTCCTTGTTAAGGGCGAAACCGAGCACGCGAAGTGTTTCTACAAGCAGCGGCGCAACATCTTGGTGGACTATAATATCGTCGCCGTATACACCAATAGTGCCACGGTAACTCAGCTCGCTTGCTGCGCTAGCAAGAGCCCAGAAGATTAAGGACTCAAGTTCGAATGTGAAACCGTTTCCCATAGAGGAAAACTTTTCCAACCGAACCCAAGCCCCGTCATCTCCTAGGACCCACTGTGATCGCAGTTCATCAAGCAGAGTATACCATGGTTCAGGAAGCAGCAGTTCTACTACTTTCCTGCTTATCGAGTCGCTAGCAGCCTCAAGATCCAGCGTAGCTAGATCAAGAGACTTGGCCATAGAGGCCAAGGTTTGATTTAAAGACTGATCGTCAAGATCAATGCCTACTCTCTTGAGTAAGCGCCGGATCTCAAGACCTGCTCTCTTTTGGAGAACGGTATTGAGCCGAGCCTCTATCAAAATGCTGCGATCGGTTAGCACAGTTTTACGTACGGTATCATACCGACCGCCAGGCACCACCGTAAAGATGGGGCCCGAGTGATCGGGATTGGCCGCTATGATCGCTTCTTTCCAATGAAGGTCAGCATTGATCAAAGCGGCAGCGTGTTTCCACGCATTTCCCGTAACAGTAAAAGGTAAGTCGACGAGCTTAGAATCCGGGTACGCCTTCG